CGACCAAAAGTCCAACTGAGTCATTTATATTCCATTCTTTGTATTTAGTCATATCACCAAAGTTGGTGACTTGTGGGTAATGGTGTGCCAATACTTGGCTAGGAAATTTTTCAATTTCGCTAAAACCCACTGGTTTCCAACCCATGTGATGCCAAGCAACGGTAGCAGCTTCAATGCCAGAGCAAACGCTTAAATAATTCATATATACATTATTCCTGCGGCATACATTACCACCGCTACAAATTCCACTAAAAACAATGCGTAATCTTTTTGCTTGTAGCCTGCGTAAGCCCACAATGCGCTACCAATAAAGCCTAAATAAATGTTTATTGGGTAGAAATTAAAGCTGGTCAATGCTATGCCAATTAAACAGAGAGTAGTCCCTGTCCATTTGATTGCTTCCAACATCCCCATTCCCCTTTGTTGCCTAACTTCCATTGGTCATAGAAGTCGTTTAATAATTGTTGGCTAAAGTTTTTGTCACTAATGTAATTTCTAAACCAAGCCAACCCTTTTTTATGCCGTAAATAACATAAATACCTTACACCACACTCATGCCTAGCTTGTTCATACATTTTGCTTTAAGGCTTGCATAAGTGTCATAGCCGTTACCCATAATTCCCAATTCTTTAGCTTTAGCTTCAATACCTTCATTACTAAACATCCATTCTTTGCTAATTTTTTCTTTTTTGGGTTCAATTACCAATTCGTCTTCCCAACGCTCTTGGTTAAGCCAAGTGGCTGGGTGAGGTATAAATTCTAATTCGGTTTCTTTTGCTTTCCAGTATTGGCAATGTGAGTCAATAGCTTTTGCAGCCATAAGTTGCTGCTCTGCGGACAATTTGCCCCAGGCTTTTCTTGCAACTGCTTTAGCAATTTTTCGTGGATATAAAGACCAGAATTCATCAAACATTCCTTTCTCCTACTGCAATACTCTTGGGCTTGGCGGTGTTCTTGGGCTAGGAGGTACTGTGTAACCTGTGTTGCCAACAACGCTTTGTGTGTAACCATTTGGTGTCGTAATAACGACTTGGTTTGGGTAAATTGTAGCAGTCTGAGTTGTAACGCCCATAGGGTTTACAAATTGTGCTGTATTACCGTTAATTTGGACTGTACCAACATTGTAGCCACGGCTGTCAGTCATTGGGTAAGTCTGTGCTTTTGCTGGTACACCATATGCAATCATGCAACCAAGCAATGCACCTAATAAACAACTACCTAAAAAGTCTTTCATTTAATTTCCCCTTAAATGTTTACTCGTTATTGAGTGAATGTAGTTTGCCCTATAGTATTTAGACAGTCTATAAGTATTTAACCTTAGTTGTGTAAATACAACTTCCAAGAGGTTTGAGCGAACCTAGCCTACCTAGGTTGCCTTCATAAGTCTTCCATTGAGGAATCGCTTAACCCGTCAGTCGTTCATGGAATAGGCACTAACTTCGCCACCTATATTGCGCTGTTTCATCCATTACCCCCAGTAGCGCTTGCAATCCTATTCCCTGGTATGTCGTTAGAGCCTCGAAATAGGAAGGTGATTCTACTACAAATATTTGCCCATATGAAAATCCCCATGAAAACCAAAGGTTTGCAAATTAGTTAACTCCCTTTCGTAGCTGAAATACCTTGCTAATTCTTCGGGGGCAAACTTAATGTTATTGCTAACCAAGTAATCACGGTTGAGGTGACATATTAGGTCATCTTCATTTTTGTCGCTGTAAACAAACTTAGGAGTGTTGGTTAATTCCAACAACTTCTTGCTTCGTAGTGAAAAACCACCATTACCAACCCTTAAACCTTCAGGATGCCAAGGCCATACTGCGCCAATGTAGTCATAGTCTAAAAATTGAGGCTGCCAAGCGTTTGCGTCAATAACCCACCCATCCCATTGGACAATTAAAACAAAGTCCGTATGAATGTATTTATGCAATTCCTGAAGCACAAATTTGCTATAGGCTTGACGGCTGTTAATGCTTGCGTGATTAATAAACAATTCGCCACCAAATTTAATTTGCCTTTTGCTACGCTCTATGGCTTTTTGGGCTTTTTCAGGTTGCACTGAGTCTATAGCGCAAATGGTTACATTACTCAGTCTCATCTTGCTCGCCAAATGCGTTGTTTTTTGGCAACAATTCAGGCCATACTAAATACCAGTTATTGGGGAATAAGTCTTGACGAGTTACCAAGCCATGACTTTCCTTTTCAATCCTAGCGGCAAGAAACAATAATTGCTCTCTTGGTATGCCATTCTTTTTCCATTGGGACACTGCTGCTGGCTCAACTTCACACAGTTTTGCTACTTTTCCTGTGCCACCAAGCAACTGCAATAATGCGTGTTCGGTTAATTTTAGTTTCATAATGAAGTAATCTTACCACGACAAATTGCGTAAATACAACGCTTTAAAAACTATTTGCACAATGCTTTTAAGTTATGTTAAAGTGTGTATATAGCAATTTCGCTATACATTTAAGGGGAAGCTTAATGTCTGAATTAAACCAAGTAATGCTGGAAATGGAAGAGCGTTTAGAAGAAGCGCTGCAAAACATGGAATACGGCACAGACTTATCACAAGACGATGTAGATGTTATTCGTGCTGCTTGTGGCAAACCAAACAACAAACGCAATGTATTACTACAGTCTGTATTTGAAGACTTTGGCACTATTTTTGGAGGTGCAAAATGATGCAGTCAGAAAGCATTGCAAACTTAACATTAGCTTTGTCAACAGTACAAGGAAAAATGTCCCATGCGGTTAAAGACTCTGCTAATCCTTTTTTTAAGTCTAAGTACGCTGACCTTGAGTCTGTTTGGGGCGCTTGTCGTGACCTTCTTTCTGAAAATGGGCTGGCAATTATGCAGTTTCCAGGACTTTATTCAGAGTTGGACAAGTCTATGTCTTTAACAACTATTATTAGCCATAAGTCTGGCGAGTTTATTAGCCAAGAAATGTCTGTACCAGTTACTAAAGCTGACGCACAAGGTGCAGGGTCGGCTTTAACTTATATGCGTAGGTACGCATTAGCAGCAGTAGTAGGAGTAGTACAAGCGGATGATGACGGTAATGCCGCCAGCAGTCCAACCATTAAACAAGCAGTAGTAAAGCCTAAAGAACTGTAAAGGGGATGACATGGCCTATGTACCAAAAGAAGGTAGCGGTAGCCTATTTAAAAATGACCGCAAAACAACTGAAACGCACCCTGACTATACGGGGACAATTATGGTTAACGGTAAAGTACATTACCTTTCGGGTTGGGTTAAAGAAAGCGCTAAGGGGAAGTTTTTTAGCGTTTCTATTGGCAAAGAAAAACAACCTGTAGGCTTTACGCCTCGTGGTAATGACGAAATGCCACGCAACACTATTGAAGACAGTGACTTACCTTTCTAAGGAGAATGTTATGTTTAAAAAAGTATTTGTAGCTTTTGCAGCATTTTTTGTCATTGGTTTTGCCGTAGCCCAACAAGCTAAATGCTGGCAACAGTATGTATGCGGTGGCGGTGGTTGCCAATGGGTAACTATTTGTAGATAGGAGAAAGCAATGCTAAGTCATATTAAAGATGTTATTGGCGACAAAGCCATAGTTTCTACAGAGCCATTTGGTGTTGACGAAGAAAGACAGTTAATAGCATTTGAAGTCAATGACTTAGCGGCTATTATTCAAGATGTAATACGCACTTGTGCAGATTGTTGCCTTGACCCACAAAGTCGGGCGGCAGTTTTAGACTTGTGTAATTAACGCAGTTAAAAGGGGAAATAATGAGTGAACATTGGTATGACGCCGTAACAGGCGCACCACGCTATACAACTATAGGAAAGAATGGAAAAGAGAGAAGCACAACATTGCGTGACGCAAAAGCAAACCCAGGCACTCTCGTACCTTCCGTTTCTACAATTAACAGCCAGCTATCTAAGTCTGGACTTGACACTTGGAAGCAAACACAAGTGTTATACGCAGCCGTTGAATACCCACGCTACGAAGACGAAGAAGAAAAAGACTGGATTTACAGAATATTAGAGTTAGCCAAGCGTAAAAGTCGTGAGGCCGCAGAGCGTGGCACTCTTATACATGACTGGATTGAAAGCTTCTACAACCAAGAATTTGTGCCAGAGATGCCTGACTATGTGCGCAAGGTAGATGACGCTGTAACGGCTCATTTTGGCTCTCAGTTATGGATACCAGAGCAGTCATTAGTAAACGCCCAAGAAGGTTATGGTGGTAAGTGCGATTTATATTGCAAGCCACGCCATGACTTTGGTGGGGTAGTAATTGACTTTAAAACTACGGAAAAATGCCCTGGTGATTTAACACCCTACCTAGAGCATACACTACAGCTTGCAGCGTATAGAGAGGTATTAGCCCCTTCTGCACGATGCGCCAATGTGTACATTAATGGTGAAACTGGGGAAGTTGCCGTGTATGAACACAGCGAGCAAGACTTGCGTGACGGCTATGAAATGTTCTTGGCTTTGCTTAAAATATACAAACTCAAAACTGGG